ATCCATGTCAAGAATATGAGAATTGGCAGAAACCAGAGTGCCAGCCACCGCAATGCGAAGCGATTGGTCAATGCACGAAAGACCTTCTCCCAGAAGTGGATACCCAGAATGGCTAGGAAGCGCTTCACCCCCGAAGAATTGCACGCACGCTTGATTGTAACGATTGGCGTAATCCTTGCCATTGTTTTCGCTGGATCCGTTTTCAGTCTCTTATACGCCCTGCTTTTTATTACGCAGCCGATGGCGCAAGCCCCAAACGATGCCGCATTTATTGATTTAGTCTCCACACTTTGTGTCTTTCTTACCGGCACGCTTGCAGGCATACTTAGTGCCAATGGGCTAAAATCTAAACCAAAGCCAGAAGAAGGGGAAGCAAGTGAGCCAATTGAATAAATTCCTAGAAGTAGCGCAGGCAGAAGTCGGCTACATCGAAGGGCCAGCAGATAATCAAACCAAATATCAAAAGGCAAACCAGCCCTGGTGCGGAGCATTTGTGAACTGGGTGGCAAAGCAAGCCGGCGTTAAGATCCCGAATTGTGTTTACACTCCATCTGGAGCCACAGCCTTCATGGACAAGAAGGCCTGGATAATTGCAGAACAAGCAGATCCAAAGCCCGGCGATATCGTCTTCTTTGACTTTGTAGTAGACGCTTTAGATCGCATCGGTCACGTCGGAATTGTGGCCACAAATAACGGCGACGGCACTGTGACCACAATTGAAGGAAACAGCAGCCCAGACAAGAAGGGCAGCCAAGCAAACGGGGGCCAAGTTTGTATAAAGACACGTGCATATAAGAAGAAGAATCGCGGCAAATTAAAGCCATCGCTTCCAGTATTCGTCGTAGGATTTGGACGTCCTCAATTTAAGGAGATCACAAATGAATAGAAACAAAATGCAAGCCATCTTAATGACCTACTTGCGAGCAGGAGCAGCAGCAATAGCAGCTCTTTATCTTGCGGATCCAAATCGCCCACTCAAGGAATATCTTGCAGCTGGGATTGCAGCAGTCGCAGGCCCAATCTTGAAGGCCATCGATCCTAAAGCAACCGAATTCGGACGCGGAGCCAAGTAGCAAATGAATCGGGGGGATATTCTTCAAGAAGCAGCAAGACTCACATCCAAAGACCGCCAGCAAATATACGGCGATCCGCAAACAAACCATTGCAGAATTGCAAACTTATGGACGACATATCTCGAACAAGAGATAACACCACAGCAAGTGGCGATATGCATGGCGCTTGTAAAAATTGCACGACTTATCGAAACAGAGACAGAAGATTCATTTGTGGATTTAGCGGCCTACGCCGCAATCGCCGGCGAGATTGCGACAGGCAAATGAAGGAAATGATTATCTTCGTTCCCACCAGAGGACGCCCGAGCAACGCCTTAGACTTGCTGGTAGCGCACGAAAAACTTTCTACGCATTCAGACATTCTCTTCGTTATTGATGCAAACGATCCAGAGCACGATGCCTACGAATTCAAAGTAGGCAAAGACAGATGCATGACCATCGAGAACGAAACTCGGGGCATGGCTTATCCAATCAACAAAGCTGCGAGTGCGATTGTAAAGAAGGGCGAATATAAATACTTCGCCTTCCTGGGCGATGACCACCGCCCACGCACAGCCGGCTGGGATGCAATTCTTATCCAGGCGATGCAAAGGCGACCGTCGCTGGCCTACGGGAATGACTTGCTTCAGGGCGAGCGACTTCCCACCATGATCGCAATGACGAGCGACATCGTCAAAGCCCTCGATGGAATGGTTCCGCCAAAATTAAAACATTTATATCTAGACAACTTCTGGAAAAAACTAGGCGAAGATTTAGGGGCGCTGACTTACATCGGCGACGTTATTGTCGAGCACATGCACCCAATTGCAGGCAAGGCCGAATGGGATGAAGGATACAAAGAAGTCAACGCAACCGAAATATACGCATTCGACGCGCTCGCCTATCAAAACTACATTCAGAGCGAAGCCTACGAATTATTGAAGAACAAACTAAGGCCATGAAGCAGCTCATCGCCTACTCGTTATACGGAAGCGAAGAGCGATACACGATCGGTGCGATCAAGAACGCAATTCTGGCAGGCAGACATTTCAAAGGATTCACGCTTCGCTTTTACACCGGGCCAAGCGTTCCCGAATCCATCAAGCAAACCCTTCGCCTCTTCCCCTATGTCCAGCTCGTAGAAGAAGAAGGCCCCGAAGACCACAGGGCCAAACTCTGGAGATTTCAGGCTTTGATAGATCGCGAATTCGATGTGGTTCTAAGCAGAGATGCAGACGCCAGGCTCACGCACCGCGAACGGATCGCACACGAAGAATTTCTAGCAAGCGGCCTCAATTTCCACATTATGAAAGACCACCCGACAGGCCACAATTATCAAATCAGCGCCGGCATGTTCGCAGCTCGAACCAAAGCGATCCCGGACGATTTGAAGGAAACAGAAGAAGCCAGAGATTATTACACGCAAGATCAGGACTGGCTCGCGGCTTACATTTGGCCCTTGATCAAGGACAGCACCCTGATCCACGATGAGAGCTACGAAACCCCCACAGAAGGCAAGAGCAAGCGCCGCCCATTCCCAATCCCAAAGAAGGCGACCCTTCACCACATCGGGGCAGCGCTGGAAGCAGATGATCGCTTCGTCTTTAGCATTGACCAGGCAATGGCAAAGGGCGAATCAGGAAGCGACAGATATCTGGCAGAATGGCTCTTATGAAGATTCTTATTACAGGAGACGCCGGCTTCGTCGGCCGCGCCTTTCACAGAGCATTAGACGACAAAGGCCATGACATCACCGGCATCGACATCGCAAACGGAATCGATTGCAGGGATTTCTTCAAGAAGGACGACACCAGATATGACGTCGTTATTCATCTCGCCGCGATTGTCGGCGGCCGCGCCACGATTGAAGGCAACCCTTTGGCCGTTGCCAGCGACCTCGCGATCGACAGCGACATGTTCCAGTGGGCGGTGCGAACAAGACCGAAGCATTTGGTTTATTACAGCAGCTCGGCCGCATACCCAATTTATTTGCAGAAGGCCGCCTACAAGCAACGACTTCGAGAACCCGATATCAATCTAGATCACATAAGGACGCCAGATTTCAGCTATGGCTGGGCGAAATTAACGGGCGAAACTTTGGCCCAATATGCCAGAGCAGAAGGCATCAAAGTCCACGTCTTGCGGCCATTTAGCGGCTACGGCAGCGACCAGGCGCTCGATTACCCATTCCCATCGTTGATCGCACGCGGCAAGGCTAAACTGGATCCGTTCGAAGTATGGGGAACCGGCGAGCAAGTGCGAGACTTTATCCACATCGACGACGTTGTTGCAGCTACATTCGAAGCGATCACAAACAACATCCAAACTTTGAACCTTTGCACCGGGCGTGCGACTTCATTCATCCAGCTCGCAGAGATGATCATGCTTGCCCAGGGATACTTGGCTCCAATCAAGAAGCACCCAGGAAAGCCAAGCGGAGTCGAATATCGAGTCGGCGATCCGATAAAGATGTTGCAGATTTATGAGCCAAAAATTACTCTGGAAGAAGGAATCGCCAGAGCGCTTGCAGAATAAAAATACCCCCCACTGCCGATAAAAGGCGATGGGGGGGCATTTCTTGCTAAAGGAGATCGGATGGATCTCGGATAGATCGCATCTCCTTAGCAATAACCCGATTGCCCCAATAGACAAGGAAGCGCTCGGGAATAACAGGAAGTCGGAATTCTTTTCTCGGTAACAAGACAATCAGAAAAGACCACAGACCAAAGAACAAGCCAAAGGCAAACCAGAACCAGATTCGTCGACCATAGGCGAGCGCAAGAATCCCAGTAATGGGTGCAATGAGCAGATTCCACCAACTCATCGAATGTAAGCTTTCAAAGCATCGACAATTACTTCGCTGACCGTTTTCTCTTCTGCGGCCGCACGAGCCTTTACAGCATTCCACAGGGAATCAGATACACGCACAGAACGCATCTTCTTAACGGCCATTGGAAACGACCTCGTCAATCATTACAGAGCACGAGCCGTAGCCATCGCCCACCCAGCACACATCGCGAATGGCGTATGTGAACAGACTGACTAGAAGTAGATAAATCACGAATGCCACTACGCGGCGTCGGCGGACATATTTGCGTTCCATTTTCATGATTTGACCTTTCTTAGAGCTTCTAAATAAGACGGCAGACAAGCAAGGACATTGACCATAACGGCTTCCATCAATTCAGGATCCTGCGCCTCAGCAGCAGCTTCAAGATTGCGAGCTGATAGTTCCATTCCGCTCATAACATCAATCAGGATATTCTTCATAGCACCCATTACTTCACCTCTTCTTTGATTCGGGGCAAATGCCCATTGATTTCAACATATTCCGCCAAAGTGACGACGCCTTTATATTCCCAGCAAGGAACGCAATGAGATTTATTCGTGACTTTCCCATCGCAAAATACGCAATATAGATTCGATAACTTCATGACTGCACCTCAAATTTTGCATGTTTGATAGAACAGGAATTACATACATGCATCCAGTAGCGCTCGCCATTTGGATGTTCATATTGACACTTGTAAATTGCTGAAGCAAAGCAAAAACCACAATTCAACATTATGAACCTGCACTTATCTTGTTGTAAGGATGTTCAGGAGAATTCCACGGAGTGCAAGTTTCGCAAACTAGATTCTCGCCACCAAGAAGATGAGTAAAGTAGAGCGACCAATTGCCAAGCGGAGTGCGATGCTTGACTGCCTTTGGCTTTGCTTGAATTGAAGAACGCAAATACATTCCTGCGTGTGACTCGCAAGTAACATCGCCATTATCTGAAACCCATAGACGCTGATTCATTATGCACCGACTTTCTTGTCAATGAACTTCTTGCAATCGCGAACTAATGTAAACATTGCGATTGCATTTCCATTGACATCTGAAACTTGATACAGCCCACGACGAGCAAACTTTTCGATTGTGTAACCGTTATAGTTAATCATTTTATTACCCCCCATCGGCTGAGACATCCGCTCCTTGCCGATAAGAGAATTATTGCATAGGTATGGACAAATGACCCCACAATTAGAGGTTTATTTTATGTGATGCTCGCCACACCCGAGGGGGCAAATGAGCGTGAAATGCCCTAGCCGGGGCGGAGCAACGGCGTGGCTACGACCTCAAAGCCCCTAATGCCCCCACACTTAGCGACAACAAGGCCGCAAGGCTCCAAGACAAAAGGGGGAACAAAATGCAGACAGTGTTCATTATTCTCGCAGGAACAGCCGCGACAGGATTTATCATCGCAGCGATATTGCGATGGCAAGACGATCCATTTGAAGAACAAATCAAAGATGCAATGCGATACGAAAGCAACAAGCAGAAAATTGCGAAGGCGCTGAAAAAATGAAATATCGCGAGCCTTTATTTTCAGTTCATGGCAACGACGACCGCCTAGCGATTTATTTAGAAGAACGCGATGCCGTTCTAGATTTGATAGAAGAAACCGGCAGAGAAGTCCATCCAGATTACATTGCAGACTTGGCCGATTACGGCGAAGTTCAAAACCTCAAAACCGAGGAAGGCTTCGATCGTTATGCAAAACATCGGAACAAGCTCGATGAAACGGTTTTATTAATTGCATCGCTTAGCCATGACGAAGCTTTAACTTTGGCACAGCAGATTCTGATTACAGTTCGAGAACTCAGAGAACCAAGAGCACCACGATTGGAAATCGTAAAGTAAATGGCAAATCCAAACGGACGTAAAGGCGCACTCTTTGAAACAGATGTGATGAGATGGCTGCGTTCGGTTGGAGCAATTGCGGAACGATTGACTAAAGCTGGTAGTAAAGATGAAGGCGACATCGTCTGCATCGTTGCAGGCAAAACCTATATTCTGGAATTAAAAAATCGAAAGAGCATCTCACTCCCAGTGTTCTGGGAAGAAGCAATAACCGAAGCCGAAAATTATGCAAAAGCCAGGGGACTCGAGCAAACTCCGCCAGCTTATGTGATAATTAAGAAACGCAATGCAGGAATTGAAAAGGCCTGGGTTGTGGAGAATTTAGAGCAGTGGATAAAGCGCAATGATTAGGACGCAACCAGACCTACCAACAATCCAGCTCTTCAAAAGTCCAGCATGCGCCGAAATAGGAGATCCCGATTATTTCTTCCCGGAAGGGAAAGTCCAAGAGGCAGAGCGCCTTCCAAACCTTCGCAAAATTTGTGGGGCTTGTATTGAAAGAAAGGAATGCTTGGCATACGCCATCAAAGAAGAGATCCAACATGGCATCTGGGGCGGCAAGACGCCGTCCGAGAGGGGCCTAACCTTGAAACGAGATGAAGTAAAGATTCGTCACGAACGGGTTGTCAAACTTCGCAATCAAGGAATCTCGACAGACGAAATCGCCAGAAAAGTAGGCATCAGAGTGACCCAGGTATATCGAATCTTTACTGATGCAAACAAGGCGAGAAAGCGAGAAGACCAATCAAACCAAATTACAAAATGCGTCGCTTCATCTTCATCGTTGGAATCGCAACAGTGAGTAGCACAATCGCGGCGGCAGCCTTAACACCAACACCACCATTAGCAGCACCAGCAGTGACAAAGGTGGTCTTAGAGCCAAGAACGCCGATGCAACACATCGACCCAAAGAAGCT